ACAGCAATATCACAAGGCAGCGAAACCAGCGAATATGGATTAATGGCTGCATACAGTTATCTAGGTCAAGGTAGTCAAGCATACATTGTCAGAGCAGACATTGATCTTGCACAATTAGAAAATAGTGCAACTGAACCAACAGCGCCATATAATATAGGCAACACAGTGTGGTTAGACACAGACGCTAGTAAGTATGGTATCCACCAATGGAATACCACAACTAGCAAATGGGAAAACAAAATTCCAGCAGTACAGACTAATTATAATGACGCAGCTATTGATGGTGACGTTAATACACCAAGCGGCGCAAGTGCTGCAACTGACGGAACATTCCTAGTTGTAACAAACGTTGATAACGAAATAGCAAATAGCGCAGGTCGTGGTATGAGTATTGAATACTTTTACGGCGTAGGCGGCGCATGGGAATCACTAGATTCAGATACTGCTCTAAGCACTGGTGAAGCTGTAACTTATGATGCACACTATAATGCACCAAGCTCTCCAGTAGCAAACGATGTTTGGGTTAAAACAACACGCCCAGGCAACGGTTTGGCACTAGCACTAAGCACACACAATGGCACGGCATTTACAACAGCTACAGTACAAGGTATTAGTACTACACAAGCTGACGGCCAAGGATCCATTGGTAATTTTGTAGCACAAGACGGTTCAAGCACAGCTTCATTAACCGTAAGCACATCTACAGTAGGTGCTTATTTGTTAGACCAACAAGCAAATACTAAAGCTACTATTGTTATTAGAGAAGTAGTAACAGGCGGTGTCGTAGGCGATTTAACAGCAACTACAGTATTAGCACAAAAGCTACTACCAACTGTATCATTGCCTAATGGTACATATTGGTTTGATAATACAATTGACAAATTGGACCTATACAAAGTAAACAGTGGTTCTTACACAGCAACTAGTGCAACATACAGTACAGCCGCGCCAACAGGACCAAGCAGTGGTGATGTTTGGATTGATACAACACTATCAGCTGAAGGTCAAACTAACGAACGTGCTTATCCAAATATTAAAGTTTACAACGGAAGCGCATGGATACAGCATGATAATACTGATCAAACAACTACAACAGGTGTATTATTTGCAGATATTTACGAAGGTGGATCACCAATCCCAGGCGCACCAGACGCAGTTGTTTATCCAGACGGAATGTTAGTAGTTAACATGGCACAGAGTAAAAATACTGTACGTAGTTGGAACGGTACTGCTTGGAGAAATGGTACAAGTAATCATGCAGATGGTAGCGGACGTTTTGGCAGACATGCGCAACGTGGTGTTATCACAACTGCGATGCAGGCAGCTGCAACAGGTACAGATCTCAGAGATCCAGGCAACCGATTTAGCTTAATTGCTGCACCGAACTATCCTGAACTAGTAGACGAAATGGTTACATTAAACAGTGATCGTGGAGAAACAGCATTTATCATTGTTGATTCGCCAATGCGTAAAAATCCAACTGATGTTGTTAACTGGACTAAAAACAGCGGAAATGCAACAGAAAACGGAGAAGATGGACTGGTAACAAACAACACATATAGTGCAGTTTATTATCCTGCAGGTCAAACAACAGAGCCAGTTACTGGAAATACTGTTGTAGTACCAGCAAGTCATATGGCGCTGTACACATATGCATACAACGATAATATTAGTTTCCAGTGGTTTGCCCCAGCAGGTACAACACGTGGTGTAGTACAAAACGCAACCGCAGTTGGATACATTACAACAGAGAATGAATTCAAAGCTGTTGCACTAAGTCAAGGACAGCGTGATGCAATGTATACTGACAAACTAAATCCAATTACAACATTCCCAGGACAAGGAACAATTGTATTTGGACAAAAAACATTACACACAACAGCGAGTTCGTTGGACCGTGTTAATGTTGCACGTCTGGTAGCATATCTCAGAGATAGATTCGATGAACTAGCTCGTCCGTTCTTGTTTGAAGTTAATGATGTACAAACAAGAGCAAGAGCTAAAGTTGCATTCGAACGATTCCTTGCAGATATTTTGAGTCGTCGAGGACTCAATGACTTTGCAGTAGTATGCGACGAATCTAATAATACACCAGCAAGAATTGATCGTAATGAATTTTATGTTGATGTTGCAATTGAACCTTCAAAAGCAGCAGAATTCATCTATATTCCGATTAGATTAACAAATACTGGTGCATTATCAACAACAAACTAAAAAAATTAACATAATACTTAATTAGACGTCTTCGGGCGTCTAATTTTTTGACTAGAAATCATAAATACTGTTAGCCGGAGTTATAAGGAGACAGAGATGGCAGTTATTACAACACTAGGTGTTCCAGACAATCAAGGTAACACAACAACAATTATGCCTAAACTTGCTTATCGTTTTAGAGTAAACTTTATTGGTGAATCATTCAGTGGTGTTCCCACTAGAAGTGTAATCAGTACAACACGACCAAGTTTAACCCACGATGAAGTAACAGTAGAAGCATACAATTCACGAATTTATCTAGCAGGTAAGCACTCATGGGATCCAATCTCAATTGTACTTAGAGATGACGTAGATAGTGCAGTACTAAGAGAACTAAACAATCAACTTAATAGACAAGTTGATCATGCTAATCAAGCTAGCAGTCGAGCAGGCAGTGGTTATAAGTTCCAAATGACTGTAGAAAGTTTAGACGGTGGCAATCCGACACCGGGTGTACTAGACAAATTTGAACTTGCTGGATGCTACATTGCAAATATTCAGTACGGTGACATGGCTTATTCAAATAGTGATCAAGTACAAGTCACAGTTAGTATACGTTACGACAATGCGGAAATTTATGATGCAGCAGGTAATGCTACACTAACAGGAGCAACACCTGATCAAACAGTTAGTAACGCAACTGGCGGCGGCAATTAAAGTATTATAGGATAATCGATGGGACTGATAAGTAACACCGGCCCGTATAACGCCGCCGCTGATAAATTTGGAGTACAACACGGAAGTAATGTTCTTACTGGTATTCCACGTTCTAAATTTCAGTTTAGCGTTAATTTTATACTCAACCCTTCGATTAGCCTAGAAGATGAAAGTTTTGGAAGAGCCTTTACATTTGACAGAGTTTCAAGTGCAGGCCTTCCAGATTACGATTATAATGTAGTGCGACTAAATCAATACAATCGAATGAGATATATTCCCACTCGAATGGATATTCAACCTATTAGTATAATTTTTTATGACACTAAAGATAGTCAATTTGATTATCTAATGCGATCATATGCAAAACATTATTTTCACGGTCATAATTTAGATAGTAATAATGCTAATGCATATGATGTGATTAACGGTAATTTTGCCTCTGGCGGCGCTAGAGATTTTGGCGCAAAAACTATACCAAGTAATCAAAGATTTTTCTTTGAGCAGATTATAATTAATCAACAAGATACTGCACAAGGCGGAAGACGTACAAGTTTACATAATGTTATGATGACTAACGTTAATCATGACAGATTAGATTATAGTGACAGCAATCCTGTTCAATATACTGTACAGTTTCAACCAGAGCATGTCAACATAACATCAAGCGGTCCTAATAGCGCTCAGGCCGCAGATGAACAAGCTGTGCAGGGCGGCAGAGAAGCCGCAGTAGTTAGTAACAGAAGCATAGTGAGCTCAACGATACCTGCAGAAACACAGTTTAGAGTTTATAAAGGTGTGTATGACCCTAGTAAAGAAAGTTTAGAAAACATAAACGGTACTACTTTTATTGTTCCTAACGCTAACTAATAAATACTACTAGAATGGCAAATAAATTTCATCAAGGCATATACGAGGTTAAAAACCCTCGAAAATATGTAGGCAAACATCGTCCTAGGTATCGTAGTGGATGGGAATTAAAGTTTATGCGTATACTGGACACACATCCAAACATACTAGCATGGGCAAGTGAAGCACACAGAATACCTTATAGAAATCCAGCTACCGGTAAGAACACACACTATGTACCAGACTTTTTTATAGTGTACGAAGACAAAAATAAACAACGAAAAGCAGAGATGATTGAGATTAAGCCTGCAGGACAAACGCTAGCTCATGCCAAAAGCAACACACAAAAGGCAGCGGCGATTGTAAACGAAGCAAAATGGCAAGCGGCAAAAGTATTTTGTGATAGACAAGGTGTTGGATTTCGTGTACTAACAGAACATGAGCTGTTTAACCAGCCCAAGAAAAGGAAGAAACGATGAGTAGTAAAATTGAAGATGTATTTGATTTACCTCCAATGAATGAAGAGGCGAATGAACCTGTCCAACAACAAGAAACTGGATTGGATCTCAATCAACTACAACAACAGCTAGATGTGGCAGACAAGATTGACGCTGCATTGCCAATGGTAAGAGACATGGAGACACTAGACGCTGACATGGACAATTATGCTAATAAAGCAATACATGCTTTTCAGGACTTAATGGACCTTGGACAAAACGTAGAAGACAGACATGCCGCAAACG